CAGCGGAATGCCCCGGTGTCTGCCCCGCATTCCCCACACCCGGCTGCGGTTTGCTGCCGCCAGCCTCCGCCGGGGCGCTCGCAGGCCCGGCCGGCGCCGCGCCAGCCCCGGGCGGCTTCGGCGCACCCGGCGGAGGTGCCCCCCCCGCAGCCGGTGCGGGCGGTCCGCCCGGCTGACCAGGCAGCGGCGGCTGACCAGGCACAGGCTGCGGACCCGCCTGCGGCTCCGGCTGCCCCTGCGCATTCAAGGACGCCAACGGCACCACACCCGTCTGCGACGCCCACACCGGATCCGACGTGATCGGAACACCCCACGGATCCCGGTTCAACTCGGCCCGCGCCTCATCAATGGACGACAGCCCGGCGCCGATCTGGGTCACCAGCAGCCCAGTCAACGTTTCCTCGTCCTCGTCTTTCTCCAAGCCCTCGGGCATCCACTGCATGTCGTCCTGCTCACAGACCACCTGAAGGACTTTGTCAAAAAGGGCCTGCTTCAGGAACTCCAGAGTGGGGATGAGGGACTTACGTGCATGTATGTCTTGGCTCGCCTTGGCCATTTGGTTACTCGCACCAACGCTTTGGGTACTCGAAACTTTCGGCGTTAGGCCAAGCTCCATCGGCATCACGTTAAAGGCCATGCAAACCTCAGACATGATAACCTCATCGAACTGATCCGCCAGCTCAGGAGGCTTCTGCGGATCAGTCTTCGACCCCGGCGGCAACACGATAATCTTGTGCTTAAACCCCACATCACCAGCTAGAGCGTTCAGCGCATCCTGCAACTCGCGGATCTGCGACGGGGTCATGTTCACATCACCGGGCGAGATAAAAAGGCCAGGAATGGAACCTTCTTTAAAAAAGTCAAGCTGGTATTGCTGCTTACCGAGCCCGGCCATGACAGGGACGAGAGCCCGTTCAATTGGGGGCATTCCGTACGGTGAAACGGTCTGCCGTGTGTACGGCAAGTATAGCAACTGATCGCCGCGGTATTCGCCTACCTGGCCTGCTTTCAGCTCATCAGAGAGGTCCGATTGGGTGATCAACTGCATGAGGTCGACACGGGGGACACCCCAGACGTAGGAGTTGCCGCACCACATGGGCTTGCCGTTGCGCCGCACGTAGATGATGCCGTCTGGGACTTGGACGCATCCGACCGGCCCGGCATACGGCACGCGGGTCGTGGCGTACTCGGGGCACTTCGTCTTGCGGACACCGATCTTGTAGATGATCCGCTCACCGGGGACGCAGTCGTTGCCCTTGCACTTCTCCTCACGTACGGCGGCTGACAAGCCAAGCTTCTGCACGATCTCCTGAAGCCCGTCCGCCATGTCCTTGCTTGCCGTAGCCACTACCTGCTGCTGGCCAGTCGCGTAAGTGCCGTCACCTAGCCAGTAGAAGTGCCAGAAGATGGCGAGCTGCCGGGCGGACAGGTCGAGTACCTCGCGGGGGATGCGTTTAGCTGTGGCCTTGCCGAGCGGCGCCAGGTAGTCGTAGAGCGCGCGGCTGGAGATGACCCATGATTCTCCGTTGCGTCCCGGCTCGCGGCCGAAGATGCCGGTCAGAGCTTCCCGGTACTCCTGGTAGCCCTTGCCCTTCTCTACTGACTGGGAGATGATCACGCGCCAGTCGTTGGGGCGGACGGCCGTGCTGCCCTCGGACAGCCACATGCCCATGAACGCAGCGAACTGGTCGCCGGTCATGGTGACCTCGCGCGGCGCTGGCCCTCTCGCTGCGCGCTGCGCGACTCGGAACACCTTCCGGGTCAGGTCCGGCGCGTCCCATGCGCTTGTAGCGACGAGGCATGCCGCCTTGATGTGCTCAATCTCGTCGGCGCGGCTGACCCGCTCCCGTGCGCGGGGACCACCCTCACGTGTCCAGAGCATGCGGTGGTTCGGGGTGACCAGGAGGTCAGCGGACCGGCCGTGGAAATAAACCAGTTCACCTTCGTACTGCTGGAGCGTGATGGCCATAGGCCGCTGCCAGGTGAACTTGCCATCGGCGGAGCGGGAGGCGATCTCGTCGTCCATCTGGACGTGATCGAATGTGAGCCAGCCACGGCGGGTTAGCAGTTCAGTGTCCGCCGAATAGCACTGGAATGCGGGTGCGGGTGGCAACGGACGACTACCGTGCAAGTCGAAAAGCGGGCGAATTGTCTCGCCAGCGATAAGTTCTAGGGCACATAGGTTTGATCCTAGCACCCCTTTGCTTTTGCCCCAGGTAGGACGCAGATATACGGAGACGGCGTCGATGGCGAAGAAGTCTTCGAGCAGCGTGTCGAGCCAGGATGACCAGGAGCCGTATTCGGGGTCGGGGTTCTTAAAAAATGCGACGGCTTGGGAGCGGCGTTCACCGAAGTCGGTCATAGCTTTGTGGTCGCCGCGCATGGCTTTGGCGGCTTCTTTGGTGGGGGTGATGTCCCACTCAAGTCCGCGGATCTCTGACTTCAGCAACTGAATACAGGAGCGGGCTACCGAGTAGACATTGGCGAGACTTCTGAGCACCTGAAAGTCCGCCAATTTTACACCCTCGGTGCCCGGCTGGCCTATCGGCAGGTTCCATCCGACCTGGTAGGGCAGGCGGCGTGGCATGGCGCGTTCGGCGCCGTCGGGTGGTTCGTCGATGGCCATCGGGTAGATGGGTGCGAACGGGCCGAAGGCGCCGGCTTGGAAGTTTTGCGGCGACCTGGGGAGGAAGCTTCCGTAGCTTGAGGCGTAGCCGGCTTGTGGTCCGCCGCCTAGTTGGGCGGCGAGCGGTGAAATCTGACCGGTTGAGGGGCCGGTTGGGCCGGTTGGCATGGCGAGGGCACCTTGGCCGCTAGGTGAGGCGGCGCGGGCGGCGCGGGCGCCACCGATTATGGCTGCTGGGCTTGCCAACTTTGGCTCACCCCCGCGCGTCTTTCCTTATGACCTGTGACCCTCGGTCCCCTCGACGGCATCATCCACCCCACAGCCGGATAGGGGACCGAGCCATTTACCAACACCTAACCCGCCAGCAACCCCCCATGCGGCCACACCCCGCAGGCTTGGGGGTGTGCTGCTGACGGACACCGACGGCCGCCGCTACGTCCGCACCGAACCTACGGACTGGACTCCCGCAGCGCTCGTTTCACCCGCCGCTCAAGCCGCTTCGCCGCAGCTTTGGCCGTCTTCGGACCCCCATACCCCATCGCCCTGCCTACCTGCGCCCACGTCGCCCCGTTAGCGATCGCTTCACCCACCAGCTGCAAGCGGAGCGCATCGCGTTGCACACCTGGTTCCGGCATCACCGGGTTCGTCCCGGCCATCGCAGCGAGGGAGGCTAGCTGCTCGGTTTCAGACGGCAGGGCCACGGACTGGTCGCACCCCGCAATGCTTACACGGCCCCGGCAGCAAATCCGGATGCTCACGGGTCAGGTCGTAGCAGTGACCGCCGCGTTGCACGCACATCTCCTGACTGACGGTCTCGTCTCCCGTTGTCTCCGGGGGGTCGATGGTGAAGAAGGTAGGCGACGACACCGCGGACGGAGCGCCGTACTTCATCCGGCCGGGCCTGGCTCGTACGGTGGCCGTTCGATGGTGGCCTGGTCCGGTTCCGGCCGGTCGTTCGGTGTCTCGGCTACGGCGAGCTGGTCGGCTCGCAACACGATGGCGCGGACCCCGGCTTGCTGCAACGCGGCGGTGACCTGCTGCGCGTATTGGGCGAACACCGGATCGGGCATCGTCACCGGCAGGCGGATGATCAGCATCTCGCCGGGACGGACGATCGTCGCGCATTCGCGGACGGCGCGGAGGAGCAGGTCGCGGTCGATGACGGGGGTGCCGTTGCCGAGGAGATGCGCGCCGGGCGGGATGATCGTACCCGGGTTGATCAGGTTCACAGCGTCCCCTCCTCCTCGTCTTCGGCGATGTCATCGGGGAACAGCACGTCATCGGTGGGCCACTTACCGTCACGCCAGTATTCCGCCTCGACCGGCTTCCCACCATCCCATTTCACCCGCCGGACGCGGGGGCAGGCGCGACTGTGAAGACCGCCACAGTGGATACAGGGGCCGCCCTGGGCTTTCATTTCCTCGCGGGCTGCCGTTTTCTGTTCTGCGGTGAGCACTGGCCGAACCGGGATGGAGGGTTCTGGAACGAGACCGTAGGGGGGGGCCAATGCGTACGGATCGGTCACAAGCGCCTCCAGCGTGCGGTAGCAATGACAGGTGGCGGCGGAGGGCGTTGAGCACGGCCGGATCATACGGCTCACCGTCGCCGCCGCCGCTGCGGTCACATCCGCGTTCGCCTGCTCCCGCCTGTTCGGCACGAGCGGCACCCTCATCGGCACCGCCGTCGGCGCGGTCGTCTCCGGTGCCGCGGCCGAGCTGTACGGGCGGGCTGCGGCCGCCGCGAAGGCACATCTGCCGCGGCCGGAGCTGAACGGGCGTCTGGTCGCCGAGGTCGCGGCAGGCTGCGCGGTGGTGGCTGTGGCGGCTTTCGGTGTCGTCTACGGCGTCGAGAAGGCTGCGGGGAGGCCCCTGTCGGCGGTGACGACGGGGTCGGATGTGCACGGTGACTCGTTCACCGGTTCGACGCCGTACACGCCGCCTGCCGCGCCTGCGCCGTCGGTGTTGCCGACGGTTGATCCGTCGGTGCCGCTGGCCACGCCGTCGCCGTCATCGGCTGCGAGCCCAGGTGTGGTCATCTCGAGCGTGGCGCCGGGCCCGTCACCTTCGGCGACCGAACCCACCGCACCGCCTAGCGGGCCGGTGCAGTCGCCGGAGGTTCAGATGCCGCAGCCCGCCGGGACACCGATCATCACCTCGTCGCCCTAAGCGGCTTCGGTGACAGACCGGCCACAATGCGGGCACGCCGTCTTCCCCGCCATAAACGGCCGACCACACCCATCACACCGCGTCACACCGTAAGCATCCAGCCACGACACACCATCGATCCAATACGCCTGGATCACCGCATCACCATCATCGGTCGACCGGCCCAGCCGTTTCCGGATGTCATCCTTCGACTCCACCTGGATCTTCCCACCCGACAAAACCTTCCACCCAGGCGCCGACAGGTCACCGAGCAGCATGTCATCGTCAGGCAGGCACACATCCGGGGTCGCCGACGGGTCGAGCTGTTCCCGCAGACCCCACCACGCGGCGGAACGGATGTTGGTGAACGCGAGCTCACCGGTGGCGTCCCGTTTGCGGGTGCCACCCGATGCGGTGAACGGTTCCGCTTTCGCGCCCATCTCACGGAGCCGGTCGAGGACACCGGCACCGATCCCGATCACGTCAACAAGTGCGGTGGCTTCTGGGTCGGCGTCGAGGGCGCCTTTGACACGGCCGGTGGTCTGCATCGTGTCTTCTTTGGCGGAGCGGCGAAGTTCAACGAGGACGGGGCCGCGGCGGATCGCCTGGACGGTGCGGTCTTCACCGGAGCGGGCGACGTCGACACCGATGATGTGCGGCCCGGGCAGGTCGGGCCGTCCAGCATGGTCCCATTCGTGCCAGCGTTCGACAGCGGCCTCGGCCCAGGCCAGCGGGACGACGGAGTCTTCATCGCCGGCGTGGAAGTCACCGAGGACACGGTTCACGTAGATGGCGGACTGCTCGCCCCATTGGCGGGCGCGTTGTCCGGCCCAGTCCTGTGAGATGCGGCCCGCGTCGATCGCCTCGGCGAGGGTGACGTGGCGGGCGTGCCAGTCTTCGTAGCCGGGGCGGTGGGCGTGGATGTCGTAGAACCGGCCTTGCGGCTGCCCCGGTGTTGACAGGGCCAGGGCGTACGCCTCGCCGAGTCCGGAGAACGCGCCTTCGCAAGCATCGAACGTGCCTGCGGGGATGCTTTTCGATTCGTCGTAGATGAATAGGAGCCGGTCGGCGTGCGCGCCTTCGATCAGGGCGGGATTGGTGCAGGCGGCGGCGAACGCGGCGCCGTGACCAAGCCTCATGTTCAGATTCAGCAGTTCGGCTTTGGTGAAGGTGCGGTCGCGGACTTTGTCCCAGCGGAGCCGCCCGGCCCATTTGTGGATCTCGGGCCATAGGTAGTTGATGAGCTGGCGCCACGCCCCGGCGGTGGTGACTGCTTTCCATTCGACTCCGGCGGCGTCGGAGGTGAGGGCGAACCACAGCAGCGTGATCGCGGCGATCGCTGACTTGCCGAGGCCGTGGGGCCCGCGGACGGCGCAGCGTTTCCGTTCGGCTAGGCCACCGATGATGTCTTGCTGGTAGGGGGTGAGGCCGTCGCCGCGCCAGTCGATGCAGTCGGCGGCGAATCCGAGCGGGTCGTCGTAGTAGAGGGCTACGCCTTTTTTGATTCTCGCCGCGCGCTGCTGAAGTTCCCGCAGGTAGCGGAGACGGTCAAGTGGTGCCTGAATGATCTGGGTTGAGGGCAACTTCGGCCTCGAGCCGCCGGATTTCGGCTTCGATCATGTCTTGGGTGACGACTTCGATGCGGGCCTGCGCGGGGGCGTAGAGGCCGCGGAGTTTGTATTCCTCGACGTCGATTTTCACGAGCCGGTCAACGGCGGCGAGGATCGGGAGCAGGTCGGGGAGGGGAGTGCCGTCGGGGCCGGTGACAACCTTGCCGGATGGGCTGGTGATGTAGTGGCGACTGGAGGCGACGCGCCAGGCGAGGCGGCGGTAGTCCTGGAGCCGGTCGAGCATCATTTGCATGACTTCGGGGCTGCGCAGGGTTTCGCTGGCGGCTGTTTTGGCGTGGCGGCGGATCGCTTCGCCGACTGATCTGGTGCTGCGGAGGCCGACTTGGGGCATGATCTGCCGGTAGGAGAAGCCTTTGCAGTAGAGGTCGGCGCATTTGGCGTCGCGTTCGAGGGTTTCTACTGAGGGGCGGCGTGGCACGCTTTGTTCACCGTCCCTTGCGTTGCGTACACGTTAGGTGGTTTGACCTGCTGCTCACTGCGGAATGAACTCGACGCCGCAATTTGGGCAGGTGATCGGTGGTTTCTCGTCGGGCCGGACCTGTTCATCGTCCGGCGTGGCCCCGATGTCTGGCGGCTCGATGAGTTTCGCGACGTCTTCAGCGGTCCAGCCTGTGCCGTCGTAGTCGTCGTCCAGGTAGGACAGGAGTTCGGCGAGTTCGTCGGGGTCGTCTGTCGCGATGTCCGACAAGCGGTTGTCGGAGATGTTGACGCGTCGGGCTTCGTCGTCGGTGCAGCGGATGAGGCCGCAGTGCGCGGTCTGGTGTCCTTCGGCGGCCATGGCTTGGACGGTGTGGTTCCCGGCGAGGACGACGAAGGCGGGTGGTTCGTTGATGACGCGGACGACGACGGACCTGTATTGGCCGAGGCGGCGGACGGAGGCGCGGATTTGGTCGAGTTGGCCGCGGCGGGCGTTGCCGGGGAAGAGGGTGAGCTGATTGATGTCGATGTCACGGACGCCGAGCATCTCAACCGCCACTATGCCTCCACGACGGGCCGGAAGTGGCGGTCTTCAGGTTCGGGTAGCCATCCGCACATCGCGGCGACGGCAGTGACCAGGTACGGGGTGGGCGAGGTGGTGTCGAGGTCGCCGGGGAGATCGAACACGGTGCGAGGTTACAGGCCGCGGCCGGGCGGGGGGTGTGCTCCGACTCCGTCCCGGCCGCGGCGAACCTAGCGCCCAGAAGGTGGTGGACTATTGGGCACCAGGTAAACAAGGAGCGCTGACAGGCACGCGGTGACTGCGGGGGCCCATTGCGCCTGCGGGTAGGCGGTCTGGACGATGGTCAATGCTGCGCCTGCGGCGGCGACGAGCAGCTTCGAATACTGCCCGGCGTTCCTCATCGGTTAGGGCGTGGGGGGCTGGTCTTCGGGGGTGCCCTCGGTCACCACCAGCGATGTCGCCGCACCAGACACAACCGTCAAAACGAGCGCGCCGGTCAGGGCCGGGTTCGCCGTGTCGGCGACGGTGATGTTCGCGACACCAGGCGCGCCGGCGACGAACTCGGCGCTGTAGGTGTCCGTCGAGACGTTGAGGACACCGGCGGCGGGGTTGTCAGACGCCCAGGTGAGGGTGTCGGCGGTGACGGGTTCACCTTTGGCGTCGGTTTCGGCGACGGAGAGGAGGACTTGCTGGGTGTCGGTCAGGGTTGCCATGTGACGGTTTCCTTCGTTGTAGGTGGTGGGCGTGCCGTGACCGGCGCGGCCGGGTTGCGGGTAGGTGAACGGCGCGATCTCCGTCTTCAGCCGTATGGGGGTGGTGAGCCAGCGGTAGAAGATGTCGGCGATCTGGGTGACGGTGGTCGCGTGTTGCAGCGGGCCGGGGCCGTATTGCGGGCCGGGGGTGGTGGCGGCGGTGTAGAAGGTGACGGCCTCGAGGAGGGCGGCCTGCCGGTTGTCTTGCCCGTGCAAAAGCTCACACCTCCTAGGCGGCTTCGTGGTGGCGGCGTACCCGCTTCGTCGTGCCGGAGGTACGGATCGCGGCGTCCCGGGCCTTCTTCTCCGCGCACGCCACGTCAGGTAGCCGGTAAAGACGTCCGCTGCTGCCGGGGACAG